AAGCCGCTATTCGTAGAAGAAAGTCAGGTAGACAATCAACAATATTAACAGGACCTCTTGGAATACAAGAGGATAAAGAGGAAGCGTTAGATACGCTATTAGGATAAATTAATTATGCCACATCATTATGGAAGATCAGGAACATCAATGGGAAAAGCTCAGAAAGGTGGCACAGATGTTCATGGAAATACAGCTAGAGAAAGAGGAATACAAAAAACTAAAAGTAAACCTAAAATTAAATATAATACAGATTCTAGTATGCCACATCGTAGTGAATTTGTACATACTAAGATGCCACCAATGAAAACTACAACTGGATCTATGGCTGCAGTTGCATCTATATTAGATTCTTTTACAGGAGCTTCTGTAAAAAACAGAGCCTTCTTTGATAAAAATTATAAAAGAATTAGAAGTAATAAAACTTATCTTCCAACAAAAATAGAGTTTGATGCTTTACCATTAGCTGACAAACAAAAACTTTATAGAAAAACAAGATTAGATATAATGCGTAGCAATCAAAATCCATTTGGAGAAACAGATCCAGGTGGTAATGGAGGACCTCCTGTTAAAAAAGTTGTAGGTGGTCAAACAATTTTAGCGGCTGCTCCAACAGAAGCTGAAGTATCACAATCAGATGCTACTAATGCTGCCGAGACAAAATTAACTAAGAGAAGAGTAAAAGCAAGAGGAAGAAAAATGAATATTTATGCTCAATCAAAAGATAAACTTACACTAGGTAAGAAAACTTTATTAGGATATGTTTAATGGCTAAGACAGATTTAACAAAAAAACTATTATCAAGATTTGATAGATTAAAAAGTCAAAGACAAACCTGGGAAACACATTGGCAAGAAGTTGCTGATTACATGATGCCAAGAAAAGCAGATGTAACCAAACACAGAGCCAGAGGTGATAAACGAACAGAAATGATCTTTGATTCTTCTCCCTTACAAGCAGTAGAATTATTAGCCGCATCCCTACATGGAATGTTGACTAATCCTTCTACTCCTTGGTTTACTTTAAAATTTAAAAATGAAGATATAAATTCAGAGGAAGAAGCAAAACTTTGGTTGGAAAGTGCGACTGAAACTATGTACACCGCATTTAATAGCTCAAACTTTCAACAAGAAATTTTTGAACTGTATCACGATTTAATTACTTTTGGAACTTCTTGTATGTATGTACAGGAAGATGATAAAGAAATATTAAAATTTTCTACAAGACATGTTAAAGAAATTTATATTGCTGAAGATGAAAAAGGTAGAATAGATACTGTTTATAGAAAATTTAATTTATCAGCCAGAGCTGTAGTTCAAGCATTTTCTTTTGAAAATAAAATATCACCAGATGTGTTGGCACTTTCACAAAAAGATCCTTATCAAGATGTAGAATTATTACACGCAGTTTATCCAAGATCAGACTTTAATCCTAATTTAAAAGATCAAGAAAATATGCCATTTGAATCTGTTTATATTGAAATGAAGAATGGTAACGAATTATCTATATCTGGATTTCAAGAATTTCCTTTTGTATGTCCTAGATATTTAAAAGCATCACATGAAATTTATGGTAGATCACCTGCAATGACAGCACTACCGGATGTGAAGATGCTAAATGAAATGTCAAAAACCACAATCAAAGCTGCACAGAAACAAGTAGACCCACCTCTATTAGTTCCTGATGATGGTTTCCTACTTCCAGTCAGAACTGTACCAGGTGGATTAAATTTTTATAGATCAGGCACTAGAGATAGAATTGAACCTTTAAACATTGGAGCAAATAATCCATTGGGTTTAAATATGGAACAGCAAAGAAGAGACTCCATTAGAGAAGTGTTTTATGTAAACCAATTACAATTACAACAAGGTCCACAAATGACAGCAACAGAAGTAATCCAAAGAAATGAAGAGAAGATGAGATTACTAGGACCGGTATTAGGTAGACTACAATCAGAATTATTAAAACCACTTATTGATAGAACTTTTAATATTTTATTAAGAAGAGAACAATTTACTCCTGCTCCTGAATTTTTATCAGATCAAGATATAGAAATAGAATATGTTTCACCTCTTGCTAAAGCACAAAAATCTTCAGAACTTTCATCAATAACTAGAGCAATAGAAATATTAGGTAGTCTTGCAAATGTTGCTCCTGTATTTGATTATATTAATTTTGATGCGTTAGTTAAACATGTTGCAAGTATTGTTGGCGTTCCGCAAAAAATATTAAAGACACAATCACAAGTTAATGCTGAAAGAGAAGAACAAGCAGCACAAGCTGAACAACAACAACAAATGGCTCAGATGCAACAAGTTGCACAAGCCGGAGGAGATATAGCACCACTAGCGAAAGCGTTGCCAGAAGAAGCAAAAGCAATAGCAAACGCAGAAGCTGGATAATATGGATTCAAAACAACTAGAAAAACATATACAAAATTTAAAAAACAATTATAAAATTATGTTTAATTCAGGCGAGGGTAAAGTAATCTTAGCTGATCTTGAAAAAAGATGTCATTATCATTCTACCACTAATGTAAAAGGTGATAGCCATGAGAGTGCATATATGGAAGGACAACGCAGCGTTCTTCTATTTATTAAATCAATGCTGCAAAATGAAAATGAAAAAGGTAAATAAAAATGTCAAGCGAACAGATAACACAGGAAACTGTGCCTGTAGAAAAAACGACTACAGCACAGACAGAAGAAATACCAGTAGCAACACCTACAGCAGTTAGAGGAGCAGATACACCTGCACCACAACAATCAACTTGGAAAGATTCTATTAGCGAAGTCTATAGAAATGATCCTAACATTGAAAAATTTACTGAAGCAGATGCTTTAGCTAAATCTTATATCAATGCAGTAAAAATGATTGGTCAGGATAAAATAGCAATACCAACAAATAATTCAACTCAAGAAGCGTGGGATGAAGCATACAGTAAATTAGGTAGACCAGAGTCTGCTGAAAAATATGATTTAGATATTAATTCAGAAATTGTAGCAATGGATGAAAATCAAATTAAATCCTTTGCCGAGCAATCTCATAAATTAGGTTTAAATAATAAACAGGCTCAAGGAATATTAGAGTTTTATAAAAATAATATGGAAGGCTCTGCACAACAATCAAAAATAGATATTGAAACTTCACAAGCTCAAGCACAACAACATTTAAGACAAGAATGGGGTAGAGATTATGATGCTAAAGTAAAACAAGCTGGTGCAGTAGCAAAAGCTAATATGCCAGGAGTTTTAGATTTAGTATTACAAGATGGTACTAGAGTTGGTGATAATTCAGAAATTATAAAAGGTTTTTCAAAGATAGCCTCTATGTTTTCTGAAGATAAAATGGTTACAACTGAAAGCGAAAATGTTGATAGCGTTAAAAATATTGAGCAGGAAATCTCACAAATGATGAATGATAAAGCTCATCCTTATCATATTAAGGGACATCCTGAACATGATAAATCTATACAACAAATGCTTACAATGAGAGAAATGTTGAATAGTAATACTAAATAATGATAATTTTAATCCCTTGTATTATTATTAAAAATATTATAAGGGATTAAATATAAGAAAATTCGTAAGAACCTTATTGACAAGCAGCAAAAGACTCTAGTCTAAAAGACTTTAAACCTAAGAGATGCCTACCTATTGGTGGAGAACCTTTCTGATTTAATCAATAATAATATGGAGAGACAATTATGTCATCACAAGTAACGACAGCTTTTGTACAGCAGTATTCTGCTAACGTACAAATGCTATCTCAACAAATGGGATCGTTATTAAGAGACAAAGTCAGAGTAGAAAGCATTACAGGAAAAAATGCTTTCTTAGATCAAGTTGGCTCAGTAACTGCAGTTGAAAAAACTAGCAGACATTCAGACACTCCACAGATAGATACACCTCACGCAAGGCGTAGAATATCTCTGTCGGATTATGAATTTGCTGATTTAATAGATCAACAAGACAAAGTTAGACTCTTAATAGATCCGACTTCATCTTATGCTCAAGCCGCTGCTATGGCAATGGGAAGAGCAATAGATGATGTGATCATATCTGCTGCACTAGGTACTGCGTATACTGGTGAGACAGGATCAACTAGCCAAGCCAATACGAA